CTTTTGCAGGTTGCATGTTGGGCAGAGTAGTTGCAAGTTGTGCCGGTCATTACCGCCCCCGAGAGCCAGCGGGTGAATGTGGTCAACGTGGTAGCCGTCATTGACGCTGATTTTGCAGCACGCGCATTTGCTTTTTTGCATGGCGAGCAACAGCTTAACGTCGGCGGCGGTGTGCAAACCTGGCGCGTTGCGTTCACGGGCGCGGCGTGCGGCGCGAAGGGCGCGGATTACCCCCGGGTTTGCTTCACGGTATGCGCGTTGTTGCTCGGCGATCTTTTCTGGATTAGCTTCACGGTAGACGCGCTTCCGATTGGCGATTGATTCGTGGTTCTTGGTGGCGTATTCGCGCGTATATGCTGCGATTGATTCAGTGTGCTTGGTATTGAAAACGCGCCTCTGCTCGGCGATCTTTTCTGAGTTAGCTTCACGGTAGACGCGGCTCTGCTCGATTATCTGCTCGGCGTTCTTGGCTTGGTAAACAGCTTTGCACGGCTTGCAATTGCCACCCGCATATCGCACAGTCTCAACCCCGCATTTTTTGCAGAATTTCAGCCACGGAGCTTTCATTAATCAGGCTTTTTGAATACCGATGTGATTTCTTTCGTTGCCGTCACCCGGCCATAGATGCCAACCGCCAGTCCAGCCAGAATCATGCCGTTGTCGATAATGCGGGCGATCATGTCTGCCGCACCAACCACATCCTTACCGATGTCAATACCGAACATATTGAGAGCGATCACCAACATGGAGAATAACGGGCCAGTTACGCCCAGACTTTGAATAGCTGCCTTCGACTGATACATTTGATTCTCTCCTTAGATAACCCGGTATTGGGTCTTTCCGCCAACATGCCGCGCCGTCATTACGGTTCCGCGCTGGCTTCCTGTTCGGGCGTGCGATACATGCACCCACGCGCCAAACTCATCAATCAACTGGTCAAACGGCAGTTTCATCCTGCGAACCAACATGACAACCTCGGCAACCACCATTCCGGGAATCGCAAAATCCACCGCTTCGCCCTTGCAATGCTGGCTCCGGCTGCTGCCACCGATGCGCCGGTTCAACGTGACTGAGCGGAACCCGCTGGAAACGATTACCGGGCGCCGGACGCGAACCCGCAACGGCTCAATCACATTCAGGCACAACAGCAACAAAGCCGCTTCCTGATCTTCATTGGGTTTATTCTTCAGCCCGGACCGTGCAGCCTCCTGGCTCACAGTCATTTCGGCAAGCGTGAAATGTGGGCTTAGGTTCACAGGCCCAAATCCTTTTTTCTCTGCCGTTCGTGCTCATAGTCGTCGCTGCACAATTTCGAGCAGAAAGACCGGCCAGGTGGTGCTTCACCGTCGCAGTAATAACAAACCCCAATCGCCGGCAGTTGTTTAGCCTGCGCTTTGATGGCCCGGTCTATCGCGTCGAGATAGCGTTTGGTTTCTATTTCGATTCGGTCGCCAGCAATGTCCGCGTCATCAGCCACGGTCGTTACCCCCCAGCACCGAGTACAAAAACATACCGATTACCAAGCCGGAAGCTGCGCCGATCCAATAGGCAAGCCACAGCGACATAATCACAACGGTTCCCCCTGGCTCATGTTTCGTCCACCTTCCAACACCTCGATCCGGCGTCTATTTTCCCGATGACGCGAAATGTTTATATCCATGTCACGTCGAGCATCGTCTTTGGTGTACTGGCTACCCCGAAAATCGCTCATCAGGTTTGTCAGCGTGTCCAACTTCGCGCTTTGCGTTGCTGCCCACCATATCCAACCTGCGGTTTGCATAAATAGGGCGAATACCAAAACAAGGGGGATTTCCCTACCGACGTGCCAACGTTCAGAGTGTCGATCTATCGGTTGAGCCATGTGTTTGGGCGTAAAAAAACCGGCTAGGCCGGGATTGGAGTGGTGTCAATAAATACCTTGGGTTCGTACAGCGTTCCATCCAGCCCGCAAACGTACTGCCGCATGAACATCGCGTCATCCCCACCATGCGCTGTACATATCGGAGTGATATATACCTTGCTGAAATGCGCATCGGTAAAGTGTACGCAGTCCTTACAGCATGGGCTTGTCATTACTCCGGGCGAAAAAAAGCCACCGGCTAGGGTGGCTGTGTTGTGGGTTCTGTATTTTTCCATCATCCCGCTTGCGCTGGACTACACCCAGGAATGGGGTCATCTCGCCGTAACACTTGGATGTATACGCATCGCGGTACAGGTCGTCCAACGCTTGCACAATCGGATCAGGGTTTACCATGCGTCTTAATCTGGTGCTGCGTGTCGGTTGCGGCTTACTATCAATTTCACATGGATTGATAGTAATTGATAGGGGTGGCTCCGGGCAGCCCTCCCCCGGATGCTTATTCGGGCTTTACCCCGTATGGTCGGCACTACTACACCAACACGGATGGCGACTAGGCTGGTCTCCGAAGCCGGTCATGACTCCGGCTTGCCTCTAATCCAGCCGCCATGCGTTTTGATGCGTTTATTGCAGGGGCAAGGCCCCTACCCCGATAATAACATGATTCCCGTAATGTCAAGTGGTTTTCTGCATGATCTCTGAAACCTGTAGTTCTGCCCTATCTGCGGCCTCTTGCATCACATGATCACCGATCCTGCGCATCCTGAAAACAGCCGGAATGCCGCCATAACGCAAACTAATGCAAAGCCGCTCCAAATAATCAAGCCGCTGAATAATGGCGTTCAGCCTTTCCGCATCGGCCACATTTGGGATAGGTTCGCTGCAAACCTCATCCACATGCACATCCCCCAACTCGGCAATATGGGTGCTCTCAATCGAGATGCACCTTGCGGGTTTTGGCCCAATGTCGGCATCGTGGCATAGCCAGTCGCCCCAATTCCTGAGCCGTTCGTGTAGGTTTCTCATGCCGCCCCTTTTATCAAACAATCGAAATGAGCCGCTTGATTTCCGCGTCTGTCAGCCCTGCCACCTTCATTCCGTCCTCAACCCCCTTGAGATATATGCGCTCGGCAGTGTGGAATTCGACCGACTCCAGCCTTCCACGGCCCTCGATGAACTTCGGGTCGCTTACCATCAGGTCGCGCTTCCAGCGCTTTACGTTTTCGTAATCAAGAATTTTCAATCCCCCGTTTCTTTAGCTCCCGCTCGATGTACCACGCGGCCTTTCGCAAGTCCTCGATAGCGTCGTTTTTCAGGTCGGCGCGCCAGATATATTTCATCGCGTTACCCAAATTGAATCCCATATGCTCGGTGATTTGGATGCACTCAATGCCGCTAGGATGGCTTGTGTAGTGATTCGGGTGCTGTACGGGATCAGTCATTCATCCTCCTGATCGTGTCAGCCAGCATGTCTATTTCGTCCATCTTGTAGATGCGCAGCATGGTTTTATCGCCATGCAGCCCCTTTGGGCCTTGATGGCAGCTTGTGCATAAGGGAACCACCAGCCAGTCGCTTGCGCGCTGCGCCATACCCTGCCCCTCCCTGACGTGGTGAAGGCTCACCGGCATATCACCGCATAGGCAGCACGGCAGTTGAGCCACGCGGTCTTTATAGGATTGCTCGGCTTTGCTCATGCTGCCTCCCGGTAAGGCAGCTTCACAGCATGATCCACACAAAAGGCCAGGGTGTACTCGATAAGGCTGTTTAACCGGCCTATCCCCATCTGCGCCGATGATTCGCGTATGTTCACGATCTCGCCTTCCAGCCCTGCGATCACCTCCGCGCCGTTGCCAGTGGCTATGCCGTGGCCTGAGATAAGCAGGACTTTCCATTGGGCATCTGTTCTGCGCTTACCCATCCATTGCACTCCCGCTTTAGCTATCTCGCCGCATAGGTCGTGAAAGTAGGCGTTCTGTGCCAGCGTGCGGGTGGCGGGTTTAATGTCTGCCATGTATCCATCTGGAGCGTCGTCTAGCGCCATATGAAGGCGTTTGAGTGTTTGTGGGGTTATGGGTAGCTTCATGACAATCCCCGGTCATGGTTCGCCTTCATCGCCGCAAAATTGTCATTTGATCCAGCGATGTACGAATCCGACATAATTCCCCGCATCACGTCGCGCATCCGCTTTAGCGTTGAGGCTGTCGTGTAGTGTTTCAGAGCCGAGCCTGATGCGCGCAGTACGGCATCGAGGGCGGCGTCGATACGTTCGTCTGCTTCGGTCATGCGGCTGCCCGCCCCCTGTGGCTTTCCCAATCAAAAACAATTGCCTCTCCGCCATCCTCGCGCATCCGGTCGAATACCCGGTCTCCGAGGAATGCTTTCACCTCGTCGAGCGTCAGGTTCGACAGCAGCAGGGTCGGGCGGCGCTTTTCGTACCGGCTGTTTAGCACGTCGAACAGAATCATTTTTTCCGTATCGCTGCCGAACTGAACCCCAACCTCGTCGAGAATCAACAGATCCGGGTAGACCAGAGTTTCAATCGCCTGCGTCTCTGTTTCGCTGCTCGCCTTGCCCCATGTGTCCTTAACCCGGCGGATTGCCCGTATAACGGTTGTAAACAGCACCGTGCGGCTTTGCTTGGACATAATCCTCAGTCCGATACCCGCCGCCAGGTGGGTCTTGCCTGTACCT